AGAAAAGAATGTTGTACTTGGTTATTTACATAAATCAATCAAGGCGGTAAATCAATTAAAGATGATGGAAGATGCTCTGGTAATTTACAGATTAGCAAGAGCACCGGAACGTAGAATATTTTATATTGATGTAGGTAATTTACCTAAATTGAAAGCTGAGCAATATTTAAAAGATATTATGGCTCGCTATAGAAATAAAATTGTGTATGATTCTAACACAGGTGAAATTAGAGATGACAGAAAGTTTATGTCGTTACTTGAAGATTTCTGGTTACCTCGCAGAGAAGGTGGCAGAGGAACCGAAATTACCACGTTACCTGGCGGTGAAAATTTAGGGCAAATTGAGGATATTAATTATTTTCAAACCAAATTATATCAAGCATTAAATGTTCCTTTATCTAGAATGCAAGCGCAATCCGGTATATCTTTTGGTAGAGCAACCGAGATTACTAGAGACGAATTAAAATTTGCAAAATTTGTGGGTAGACTTCGCAAAAAGTTTAATATTTTATTCAATGATATTTTGAAAACACAATTGCTTCTAAAGGGTGTGTTGACAGATAAAGATTGGGAAAGTATTAAAGAAAAGATTCAGTATAAGTATGCGCAGGATCAATACTTTGATGAGATGAAAAGTGCTGAGAATTACAGAAACCAAATTGATTTGTTAAATATGATAACACCGTATGTTGGTACATATTTTAGTCAGCGGTTCGTAATGAAAGATGTACTACGTATGTCAGATAAAGAAATACAAATTATGAAAACTGAGATTGGGCAAGAGCCCCCGCCTCAGCAAATAAATACAGAACAACCCGGTAATCCGCCGCAATAGGAGTTATTATGGAAAAAGAAACAATTAGAAGTATGGTAAGTAATATTATCGCTAACCGCGAAACCGATGCTATGCGAGACTTTGATGCGGCTATCGCAGATAAGTTAACAGATGCACTTGACCATAAAAAACAAGAAGTTGCATCTGGCTTAGGTGAATCGGATAAAACAAATTATGCCGATGCACCAGGACCAGCTGGCGAAAAAGGATTCACTAATAAATTATTAAGAGTTGCTGGAATAATCGGCGATATATTTACCGGTCAATTAGGTAAAGACATAGCAACGCCTGACGAAAAACCTCCTATTCAGCCCCCTCAGCCCACCGGAAAAGCTGCCGCAAAGCCTGACGCCCCTAAGAGATAAAAATAAATTAAGATGAAAAAATTTAATTCAATTCGAGAAGAGTCACTTTTAGAAAAATTAAAATCGTCAGATCCTACAGGCAAATGGATTCACGATTTTGTAAAAAGCGACAATCCTAAATTTGCAGGTAAGAGCAAACAGGAAAGAATCCGCATGGCGTTAGGTGCATCATATGCGTCTAAACGCAATGAAGAAGTTGAAATTGATGAGCAAATGGTACCACCTAAAGGGTTTCGTAGACCCGGAGATGACCGAGGTTCAGAAATGGGCGCCGGAGGTGGAGGCGGCGGTACTACAACTAGTAATGTAGGTAAAACAGTTCCAATTGGGGGCGTATATCGCAGATATGCAGAACCAGCAGCCGAGCCAGTTAAAGCAGAGCCAGTTAAATCTGATCTTAAAACTAGATATGATGCGGAGATGGAAAAGGTACGTGCGGGAAATGCCAGCACCAAAAAACCAGATTATCCGACATTGACCGACGTAATTCCCGAACCATCGAAAACTAGTAAACCCGATCGTGCAGGTAGAAAAGAACCTACAATGGGAGAACCGGTTTCTCCCCCAGATCGTATGGGCAGAAGAGAACCTACAATGGGAGAACCTTCAACAAAACTTACAAAACGAGAAATTGCATCTCGTCTAAGAGAGCCAAGTGGACCAATTGGTGAAGAATTAGACATGAAGAAAAAAGCTATTCCTGTTGGAGTAATTGATGGTCCCGGTGGCTACGAAGAAGCACAGAAACGTATCAAAGATTACGAAGACGGAAAAATTAATAAAGACGGCAGGCAACTTCCACCAATAGAAGATAGATCTAAACCGGCTGACAAGCTAAAGACCAAGGCTGTTGCTGAAGAACTGGATGCACCTAAGACGCAGGCATCTCAATTAAAAGATATGTTGTCTAACCCGCAACATACAAGCAATCCTGACCACAAATCTCAATTAGAAAAAAGATATAAAATTGCAAAAGATAGAGAAGATTTAGACCAAGGACAAGCTGTAGACAAAACAGGTAAGGCGATGCCTGTATTACCTCCTGCGGATTTTGCGAAAAAGAATCCAAATTTCAATAAAGAAACGGTTGAAGAACTTAGCAGTTTGAAGGCGCTAGATGAGATTGCTAAAAAGATAAAAATTAAAATTAATTACCCAAAAGAAACTGCACAGGAAAAACTATACAGGACGCATCAGGAAAAAAGAAAGAAAAGCGGATTACCTGATCCTAGCCAGTACAAACAATATGCTGCACAAAAGCAAGCAGAAATTGATGCTATGAAAAATGAAGCCGCTAAGCCCGGTTTGTATGCAAATATTCAGGCTAAACGTAAACGTATTGCTGCAGGTAGTAATGAAAGAATGCGCAAACCTGGTACTAAAGGTGCCCCAACTGCTCAAGCGTTTAAAGATGCTGCAAAAACAGCTAAGAAATAAGAGGGAATAATGCCAGTCACAAAAACAGTACTTAAGAAAGTTAGGCAACAAGCTTCAGTAAAACTTATTGGAGATGGTCAAGCAAATATAACAACTTTTGATCTTAAGTTGGCAGATGAAACTTTAGATAACGGTAATGTTGCTATGAATATTACCGGTATGGTGTGGTCTACCCCAGGAGCAACACCAATCGTAATTACGAGAAATGGTAATGTTACGCAATATTTGTCTGGCAATGATAATTGGTCATTAACGCAAATGTTTGGTATTTCTGATACAGTTGCAAATTCTGCAAATATTTCTATCGCAATGCCAGCAAATTCCTTGATGTATTTGACAATTACAAAAGCTGGCGGATTTATTGAACCAAATCAACAAATAGTACCAAGGTAAATAACATGAGACTAATTAAGGAAGTTGCTCAAGATTTGCAGTACATCACCGAAGAAAAACAAGGTGGAGGCAAAACTGTTTATATCGAGGGCGTGTTTGCTCAAGCAAATAACAGAACTTACGGCAAACCAATTATGGAGCGCGAGGTTCAAAAGTATAGAGAACTAATTGAACAAAAAAGATCTTTGGGAGAATTAGGACACCCGGATAACCCATCGATTAATTTGCACCAAGTTTCACATTTGATTACAAAATTGGAAATGAATGGTAGCGATGTATATGGTAAAGCAAAAATACTAGAAACTCCAATGGGTATTATTGCAAGGAATTTAATTGAAAATGAAGTTCAATTAGGTGTATCAACTAGAGGTCTTGGATCTCTAAAAATGAATTCTGAAGGCGTCAATGAAGTGCAGGATGATTTTCATCTTGCGACAGTAGACATTGTAGCTGATCCATCTGCCCCAGATGCCTTTGTTCAAGGTATTATGGAATCTGCGGAATGGATATTAGAAAGCGGTATCTGGAAAGCTGTGCATATAGAAAATGCACAAAAGGAAATAAGAAAAACTTCTGGTAAAAATCTGGAAGAAACCAAATTAAGAATTTTCGAACAATTCTTATCCCGAGTGTCTAGATAACTAGAATTATAAATAATGCTTGAGTATATTCATACAATTAGGAGACTCTAATGTCAGTAGAAAGCAAAATTAAGGAATTGTTGGAGAATGTAAAGGTCAAAGCTTCTTTAGATGAAGCTGCCGGAAGTTCGTCCAATGTAACAAAGGATTCCTCGATCAAACCTGCCAATGGAGGAGATTCATCTTCTCCTAAACAAGGTAGTTCAGAAGAAGCATCCCATGAAGATCGCGGAGAAAATGAAGCAAATCAAGGCGCCATTACTGCAAAAGGTATTTCTAAAAATACTATTGCGATGAAAGGTTCAGTTGGAGTAGCCCCTAACTTTACTACGGTTCAAGGTACACCGAACCTAGGTGCTAGTTGGCCAGCCATTCCTATGAATACCGGTATTCGTGAGGAAGAAGAAGTTGTTTCTGAGGCAGATACGGATAGCACAATAAATGACCGATATAAGGACATTCAGACATCCGTAGATGATAAAGGGCGTCTTGTCTTTAAGAAAGATAAAAATGTAGAAGTTAAATCTTCTACAGACGACCAAGGTCGTTTACAGTTTAAAGACACAAATAGAGGCAATGAAACATCTACAGACAAGGCAGGCAAAATTGTTTATAGACGCACCGAAGACGTAGACACAGAGGATGACGAAAATATGGACGAATTGTCAGAAGCAGATCAAGAGTTAAATATTGATATGGCATCTATTTTCGGTGAAGATTTATCCGAAGAATTTAGAGAGAAAGCAACATCCATTTTTGAAGCAGCAGTCATTGCTAAAGTCAACGATGAGATGGAAAGAGTCTGCGAAGCGTTGGAGGAAAAATACTCTGCAGAGTTCAATGAGTACACAGAAAGCATTGTTGAAAAGGTCGATGCTTATCTAAACTATGTAGTTGAGAACTACATGGAAGAAAATAAATTAGCAATCGATAATGGGTTGCGCACTGAAATAGCCGAAGATTTCATGTCGGGACTTAAGGCCCTCTTCAAAGAACATTATATTGAAGTGCCTGAAGAAAAATATGATGTAATAGGTGAATTACAAAGTAAGGTAACAGATTTAGAAGAAAGTCTAGATCGTCAACTAGAACAGAATGTTGGTTTACATACTGAAGTGTCGTCTTTAAAGAAACATTTAATTATCAGCGAAATGTCTGATGATTTAGCCGACACCCAAGTTAATAAATTAACAAAACTTTTAGACGGTGTAAATTTTGAGAATGAAGAAATTTACAGAGAAAAGGTTGCGGTAATTAAGGAAAACTATTTCCCATTAACATCTGGAAAAGAGTCTTTCACAATTTCCCAAACACAACCCCTTGTAGAAGAAACTAGTATTGAAGACAGCTTCGCTTCTAATGATGTCGTATCTTCGTATGCTAAAGCCTTATCAAGAACAATTAAACGAGTATAACTTATAAATTTAAATAAGTTGTAAATAAAGGAGAATCAAATGTTTTTATCCGAGAATTACCAACAAAAGTGGGGCGCAATTTTAGATCACGCTGATCTACCCCCAATTAAAGATTCATATAAGCGTGCTGTTACAGCAGTATTGCTAGAGAATCAAGAGAAATCGTTACGTGAAGAGCGTCAAGCACTTTTCGAAACACCTTCGAATAACATTAGCGCAACTGATGGTATTCAAAAATATGATCCAATTCTAATTGGTCTAGTCCGTCGCGCAATGCCTAATCTAATGGCTTATGACATTTGCGGTGTACAACCAATGACAGGTCCTACTGGCCTAATCTTTGCAATGCGTTCGATGTATGGTTCGGAGCGTAATAACACTACGACTCGTAAAGAAGCATTATTCAACGAAGCGAACACCGGATTTTCGGGTGGCTTTACTGACGGTACAGGTAGCAATCCTGTATTCGGTACTTATAACACCGGTAATGCTATTCCAACAGGTTCGATGGAAGCTAAGGAAGATTATGCAGAAATGTCTTTCTCGATTGATAAGACAACAGTTACTGCTAAATCACGTGCATTAAAAGCAGAATACACCGTTGAATTAGCACAAGACTTAAAGGCAATTCATGGTCTTGACGCTGAAGCAGAATTATCGAACATTCTTTCGCAAGAATTTATGTTTGAGATTAATCGCGAAGTGGTTCGTACAATCTACAAAGTTGCTAAAGCAGGTTCGCCTTCAACAGCAACAGCAGGTACATTTGACTTAGATATTGATTCAAACGGACGTTGGTCTGTAGAGCGCTTTAAGGGCTTGCTATTTAATATCGAACGTGATGCTAACCACATTGCACAAGACACTCGTAGAGGAAAAGGTAACTTCATCGTTTGCTCAGCAGACGTTGCAAGTGCACTAGCTATGTCGGGCGTATTAGATTATGCTCCAGCATTAAGCACAAACCTAAATGTTGATGATACAGGTAATACATTCGCAGGCGTTTTAAACGGACGTTATAGAGTGTATATTGACCCATATTCGTCAAACCTAGGTGCTGCTAACCAGTTCTATGTAGTTGGTTACAAAGGTACAAGTCCTTACGATGCAGGTATGTTCTATTGCCCATACGTTCCGTTACAAATGGTTCGTGCAATTGATCCTAATAGCTTCCAGCCAAAAATCGGCTTTAAGACACGTTATGGTCTAATTGCTAACCCGTATGTAACTTCGTCGGATAGCTTGTCGGATTCGGATGGCGATAGCTTCACAGCAAATCGCAATCAGTATTATCGTCGTACAAAGGTTGCGAACCTAATGTAATTGAAGTAGCCGACAATAAGATCGGAATTTAAAGGGGGGAGGAAACTTCCCCCTTTTTTAACCTTTGTATCGGCTATAAATAATAAGATGAAGAAAGGAGTACAATGGCATACACCGCAAACATAGACGTTATTCAAAATGCTATAGCTGAATCGCAAACAACGACATATGATTATTTACGACCAAATGCGTTTAGATTTAGTTTAAAAGATTTACCTAAAGTCTCATTTACTTGTCAATCGGCAAACCTTCCAGATTTGCAATTAGGATATGCTGTTCAAAATACTCCGTTTGTAGATTTACCAACGGTTGGTGATAAAATAAACTTTGGTGAATTTACAATTAGATTCATTGTTGCTGAAGATATGAGAAATTACCTTGAATTATATCGATGGATAATTGGCTTAGGGTTTCCTAAAGATTATTCTCAATTCAAAACATTTTCGGATAATAAGGTAAGTAGATTTCCGTTTGTAACCAAAAAGGATGGTACTGAAGAGATTTTGGCATACTCGGATGGTACGTTGACTATTCTCGACTCGACAAACTCGCCTAAAGTAAATATAATATTTAAA